ATCGGCACAGTTAACTACGGTCTATTCGGATGGATAGCACCAGGCATCTTCTAAATGAAGATCAATTCACAATTCACAATTAACAAAAGGTACAAACTCATGACACCAGAAGCAGAAAAGTTTAACGGTTGGATGGCAATGTTAGGATTCGTTGCAGCAATCGGAGCATACGCAACAACAGGAAACATTATACCAGGTATATTTTAATGTCAAACAAAACTAAGACAGTAGAAAAGGAAAAGCAAGTTGCAGAAACTATCAACGGTAGATTTGCAATGCTAGGTTTAGTAGCAGCAATTGGTGCTTACCTAACAACAGGACAAATCATTCCTGGTTTCGTCTAATGAACTCAATAAAGAGACAACCAGTTCCATTCAAAGTGGTACCATACATCTTTATGATTTCAGTGATCATAAGCACAACTACTAACGTATTTGTATGATCGCTGAAGCAACAAACATCTCACCCTTCATGGCAGTGCTCTGGTGTTTTTATCCAGTAGCATTACTTGTAGGGTTAGAGTTGTTTCTAAGAGCATCAGGTGACGATGACGATGATGACCCCGAAGGTGGGGTAATGTCACCAGTATACCAAGGAGCATAATGATTTACACATTAACATTCGCATGTGCAGTAGCATTTACTGCAATCAACGGACTACCGTTCGTATTTTCATAACCAAAACCTGAGGAGCACAAGGTCAAATGACTCAATTTTTACTAAAGAACGCAGGGTTTATGCCCATCTTTGAATTCGTATTCTTCCTGACTGTAGGTATTTCAGCAGGGTCAGTAGGATTATTAGGATGACAAAAAGAATTATCGCATGGGTGATAGTATTCGGGTTCCTGTTTGGAATCAGTCAAACAGCATATGCCATGGATAAAGAACCTGTAATATGGGTACAAGTCCCACAATGGACAGATGACTGGGCAGTATGTGCAGTCGATATTCCAGACGCAGCATGTCATTGGTATGTTGCAGAAGCAGATAATACATTCGGAGAAGGTTTCGACTGGGAGAGTGCTCCTTGGTTTGATGCCAATGGATTGAACGATATTCCAGCAATACAAGCATCAACAAAAGTAGAGAGATTGCAACAAATCAAATAATGTGTTATACTTATCGTTAAAGACCGATATGTATGAAAAAGTATGGTGAAGATGAGATCTTGAAAGAGATCTCTGACTATATCAGTGGAACATATAAAGGTCATTATTCTGTCGGTAACGTACAGACTCTTGATCTTATTGATTCCGTCGGTGATGCCGAGGCATTTTGTCGTAGTAATGTTCTCAAGTATGCATCACGGTATGATAAAAAAGGTACGGCACGTAATGATATCATCAAGATAATTCATTATGGTATGTTGCTTTTACACTTTTCCGATAAACGTGCCAAAGCAGACAAATCAATTGCTGGCAATCCTTCCGCTTTTGCGGTAGACTATGACAAATAAACTTTATAATGAAATTGCGACCTGCTATGAAATTATCTGACAAGACCCTAAAGGTTCTTCAAAATTTTACAACAATCAATCAATCACTATCTTTTAGGGAAGGCAGAAAGTTACGTACTATCTCCCCAATGAAGAATGTATTGGCAGAGGCAGAGATAGATGAATATATTCCCAAAGATTTTGCCATCTATGATCTACCACAGTTTTTGAATACACTTTCGTTGTATTCAGATCCAGAAGTAGATGTGTCTACCAACCCAAACTTTGCTAATATCAAGGCAGGTACACATCAGAAGTCAAAGTACTTCTTCTCAGATCCTAGTGTAATCATTGCACCACCTGAGAAAGAGATGGTTCTTCCTAGTGAAGATATTACATTCACTTTATATGAACAAAATCTTACTAAGATATTGAAGTCTGCATCTATTCTAAACTTACCAGACTTGTCTGTTATAGGTTCTGAAGGTGTGGTAAGACTTATAGTAAGTGATCGTAAGAATGATACCTCTAATGAGTCTGCTGTTATAGTAGGTCAGACTGACAAGAACTTCTCTTTCAACTTCAAGATAGAGAACATCAAGTTGGTACCTGGCACATACACAGTGTCTATTAGTAGTAAGAATCTAGCAAAATTCTATAGCGAAAATTATAAACTTACATACTTTATTGCATTAGAACCTGATTCTAAGTTTGATGAATAATTATGGACTAGAGGTAGTGTTCTGGGTTATAATAGGACTCTATCTCGTATATCTTTGGGAGGAGAGAAAATGATTGAAGACAATGATCTAGAGGATCTATCAGAAGGTAAGACTCCATCAGAATCCAAACCAGAACTGAAGGTAAACAAAGACGCAATTGCAGAGGTAGTAAAAAAGTATAAGAAGATCAAGAAGTATCAAAAATCAAACCTCTTCCAAATCAAAAAACTAAATGAGTGACTTTATATGGGTTGAAAAATACAGACCCAAAACCATTGATGATTGTATACTTCCTGAGTCTATCAAAAAGACTTTCAGGGAGTTTTTATCTCAGGGGGAGATACCTAATCTACTCCTTGCAGGTCCACCAGGTATTGGTAAAACTACAGTTGCTAAATGCTTATGTGAACAGTTAGGTGCAGACTACTATGTTATCAATGGTTCTGACGAAGGTAGGTTCTTGGATACAGTACGTAACCAAGCGAAGAACTTCGCCTCTACAGTCTCTCTTACAAGCGAGTCGAAACATAAAGTCATCATCATTGACGAAGCAGACAATACCACTTCCGATGTACAACTCCTTCTTAGAGCGAACATTGAGGCATTCTACAAAAACTGTAGATTCATTTTCACTTGCAACTACAAAAATAAAATCATTGAACCTCTCCATAGTAGGTGCTCTGTTATTGACTTTAGTATTGGTGGATCGGATAAACAACATATCGCAGCACAGTTCTTCACAAGAATAAACCATATACTAGATCAAGAAAAAGTACAGAGTGATAAGAAAGTTATAGCAGAGTTGATACATAAACATTTTCCTGACTGGAGAAGAGTTCTAAACGAGTGTCAAAGATATTCTGCAAGTGGAACAATAGATACAGGCATACTTGTAAACAGTAATGTAAATGTAAGTGATCTTGTATCATATCTCAAGGGTAAAGAATTTCAAAATGTCAGGAAATGGATAGTTCAGAACCTAGATAACGATTCTAATGCTATACTAAGAAAGGTATATGATTCAGTTTATGAATCTATGAAACCTAAATCTATACCAGAAGCAGTATTGATTATTGCGAAATACCAATATCAAGCTGCTTTTGTTGCTGACCAAGAGATAAATCTATTGGCAGCTCTTACTGAATTAATGTGTAATTGCGAATTCAAATGAAAATTATTACGGAGGTACTTACTAAATGATTTTTGCAGCGTGTCCACCAGTGTACACCCTACCTGGCACTTGGAGTGATCCAGAGAAGATTGCTAGGTGTAATGATACACTAATTCCTCATGGAAATATTGATCCTCAATATGGAATACTCGTATTTTTTGGAGTAGTATTTGTATCATTGATTGCTTATGCAATATACTTGACCTTCGGATCAGGTAAAAAAAGTTTGAAAGATCAGATTGATGAACATTCAAAGATGCATGAACTAGGTATAGCACATGGACATAGGGGTAAGAAACATTTTATAACTACCGACGAGAAACATAACCCAAGACATAAGCATGAGTAAGTGTTTAGTAACAGGTGGAGCAGGGTTTATAGGATCACATGTGGTCAGTAAACTAGTTCACAATAATCACGAGGTCGTTGTTATTGACAACGAATCTGCGGAAGCAAATGATCAATTTAATTGGTACGATGAAACTGACAATCATACTGTTGACATCCGTGATATGGATGCTTGCAGTCCTTTATTTCAGGACGTAGAATACGTCTTTCACTTAGCAGCACGTAGCAGAATTCAACTTGCTATGCAGAATCCTAGAGAGTGTTTGGAAACAAACTATCTTGGTACATATAATATGCTAGAGTGTGCAAGACAAGCAGGGGTAAGAAGATTTATAAACTCTTCTACATCTTCTTCTTATGGTTTAGTAAATGAACCACCATTAGAAGAAACAATGAAGACTGATTGTCTCAATCATTACTCTGCAAGTAAAGTTGGAGCAGAAACTCTATGTCAAATGTACAACAATTTGTACGGTCTCAGAACTATCACCTTGAGATACTTCAATGTTTACGGTCCTCGTCAACCTTTGAAAGGTCAGTATGCACCAGTCATAGGACTCTTCGAGGAGCAAGCAAAACGAGGTGAACCATTAACTATAGTAGGAGATGGTGAACAACGCAGAGATTACACTCATGTTTATGATGTTGCACAAGCAAACATCAATGCTATGATGACAAACTATAGTGGCATAGTTGTCAACATAGGAACAGGTACGAACTATTCAGTCAATCAAGTTGCTTCTTTCATAAGTGACAATACTGTAACGATTCCTGAGAGACCAGGTGAAGCAAGAGAAACTCTTGCTAATATAACAAGAGCAAATCAATTGCTTGACTGGGAACCTAAAATTACCTTGGAGGATTATTTTGATCCCAACACCTATCTTTGAACTATTAATTCTTGTACTTCTTTTATTATGGTTAAACGTATTTCTTTGGAACTCAGGGGTTTATTCTAATGAAAAACCTAAAGACTCCTCTAAGATATCCAGGCGGAAAAAGTAGAGCGATAACAAAAATGAGTCAGGCACTGCCTGATCTATCGCAGTATACAGAATTCAGAGAACCCTTCTTAGGAGGTGGTTCTGTTGCTTTGTGGGTTACCAAACAATACCCTGATCTTTTGATATGGGTGAATGATTTGTATGAACCGTTGTATAACTTTTGGTCACAATTACAGATCGATGGTCAAGGTCTAGAGACTAAATTATTAGAACTAAAAGCAAAGCATAATGATCACGATACCGCCAAAGAACTTTTTATCGAAAGTAAAGAACAGGTTGACAATAGATCAATATCCGATCATGACCGTGCAGTCTATTTTTATATTATCAATAAGTGTTCTTTTTCTGGTCTCACTGAAGCATCTTCCTTCTCAAAACAAGCCTCAGATTCCAACTTCTCCGTTAGAGGAATTGAAAAACTTAGCGGATACCAATCCATTATTCAACAATGGAAAATTACAAACGAGTCATACGAGTCATTACTAAATTCAAATCAATCTAGTAGAGACAAATCATTTGTATACTTAGATCCACCTTACGAGATAGGGTCAAATCTGTATGGTAAGAAGGGTAACTTACAGAAATACTTTAGTCATAAACAGTTTGCTGAAAAGTGTGAGCAATCATCACACGACATGATGGTCAGTTACAACTCATCACAGTTAGTAAAGGATCGTTTCAAAGAATGGTCAGCAAGTGAATATGAACATACATACACAATGAGATCTACTTCTACCTATACTAAGGCACAGAAAGGTCGTAAAGAACTTGTCCTAATGAATTACCAACTATGTCCTGTTCAATGAGAAAACAATTAATCAACGCAATGAAAGCACATGCTACAGGAGAAATCCAAAAGCATCTTGCTAACGTGGAGGTGTATCTGTGCAACCCTGCAGGGATTGGTGAGCATTCCGACATCACAGAAGCAATTGGTATTGAATTAGATAAGATTGCGAGGTATGATGATCAACTAGAGGTTATTAAAAAGTACGTAAAAGACTCTATACATAATCATGACTGACAAACTTTACGATGATTCTAATTGGCGAAAAGATTATGCTGAGAATTATTGTAATAATAAAAGACATCTTGAACTCCTAGAGAATGGTCCTAAACAACTATCTCAAGCATGGGTATTGGGTGCATTGTATAATGAATGGAAAAAGATAAAGGGATATGATAAATTAGATCCAGTTATAAAAGAGAATGAAGGTCAATTACAATCTTCATTAAAAGAGTTTTACGAAAACCAAAAGGATCAGGGTATTTAAAATGAATGACATCACCGTATTCATATTTGGTCTTAGTTTTGCAGCAGTTGTTGGTGCAACATTCGCATTTATGTGGAGGATGACAGGATCAGTCCTTGAAGATGTAAAGAAACCACGGAGAACAGTGCATCCAGAGATGAAGGATGTGAAAACTGGGGATGAACTCCTCGTATTTCGTGCGGAGGAAAAAGAAGAATGAACGAAGAAGAGTTACCCCATATCAACGATCTCTATCAAGATATGGAGCGTTTGAATAGTTTGTATGAAGAACTCATGTGGGAACATGACATTCCTTTAGAATTTATCCCTGATTATGAAAACAATAGAATCATCATCCAACCAAAAAATAGAAGATTGGATATTAGACTTTCTAAGTCAACCTAATTCTGCTTTTGATAATATACCACCATGCCCTTATGCTAAAAAGGCATGGTTGGATGGTCATGTAGAGGTCAAAGAGTTCGTTTCTTTCTCAGAGATGAGAAAGGATCTTAGAGAATGGAATAAAGAAGTTATAATATATCTGTTTCAACATACCACTTTACCTAAATGCACTGAGTTACAAATTCTAGCATCTAAGTTCAATGATGAGTTTCCTGATTTCCTATTTCTCGAAGAGACTCCAGATTTAGTAGAAGAGGTTGGTGGTGTTGTAGTCAATCAAGGTGAATTGTGTATGATGATCGTACAGAAGAGGAAACCATTAGAAGAAGCAAGAAAAGAATTGATGAAGACAGGATACTATGACAAATGGACAAAAGAGATGAAGCAACGTATAATAGACAGATGACACTAATTAGATTATGGAGAATATGGAAGTATGCATTGGGTTCGTTCGCTGATGAGAAGACGAAAAGGTATGACAATAGTATACTCCTTGTTCGATCTCTCATCTTTCTTACTTATCTCGTTACTAATTGTTTTATTGTTGCAGGGGTGATCCGACATTGGAATTAAAA